ATTTTTGTATTTTTTTACCATCGAGAACACGATGGGCTGTTGACATAAGTTGAGCATATTCAACAAGCATTTTACTTACATGCTTGTCAAGGTGCATTTTAGCACTGGTTTTTGGATTTTTATCTAGGTAAAATATATTCAATTGCTACTCCATTCATAATATAGTACTATTATAACATAGTTTTGTCCGATTGTACATACCCCTCAGCTAATTTATTTACAGAACCACCGCCAATTTTTATAGCAATAATTCCATTATAGTTATCTTCCCGCAAAAGTACATTTTCATCAAACTGTATTTTTGCCTCCATATAATTCGTCTGACCTCGGGAATCGCAGAGGCATATGATTTCACGCTTAAAATTGTGTTTTCCGTGTTTTTCGATGTCCTCATTTAATCTATTACTTGACCCCCAATAATCTTGCCAGTCAGTTTCTTTCGTGACCTTACGTTTTCTTTTAAAACCCTTTAATGGATTTAATTTCCTTACAGTTTTAAAATACTTTCTCCCAATATAGTCCATACCATTAGTGAGATTAGTAATCCTATAAACAAACCCGTAATAATTGCCAACATCAGAAGACGTAAATCGTTGTCCATTATATGTCCAATCGGTCTTCATCGTGATCGTATTCTGATGCATCAAATCCTCCTCGCTTTGCCCATTCTAAATTAGCACCGCAAAATGGGCAGTGAGTAGCTGGTTGGTCTAATTCAATTGCTTCTGTGGCGAAGCCCATATCGTCTTTAACCATTACTTCAAATGGTTGACTATTACATTCATAACAAATCATAAACTTAATTCTCCTACTTGAACATGTGCCATCATCTTATCATAACCACCAACATATTTGCCATCAATAAAGATTTGTGGAAATGCTCTTGCTCCAGGAACTGCTTCATGAAGTTGTGACATTGTCCAATCACTAGACTGAACATTTCTCTCTTCTACTTGTATTCCTTTTTTATTTAAAAAGTCTTTTGCTTTTGTACAATATATACAATTGTTTTTAGACCACACTACTGCTATACTCATAAACTTAATCCCTCGAATGATTTTTTATTAACATCTTGTTTAACACCACCTAAAACGTATGATGTAATTTCTGTTTCTTGTGGAGCTACTTGAACAGCTCCTCCGCTTATCCATTTTTCTGTCCAAGGTAGTGGGTTATGCATATGTACATGAAATGGAACATCATAACCAAGACTCTTAATTCTCTTAGCTGTAATCCACCTTACATATTCTTTAAGGAGCTCACCATTTAAACCAATCATTGAGCCATTACCAAATAAGTAATCACACCAATCTTCTTCTTGTTTTAAACAACCCTCAAACATTTTCATTACTTCGTCTTGTGTTTCTTGTTTAATTTTTACAAAGTCATCATCATCTTTTATAAGAGCTCTAATTATATTAAGGCTTGCTGCAAGGTGGAGATTCTCATCCCTTGCAATTAATTTAATAATTTTAGCATTGCCTTCCATTTGTTTTAATTCTGCGAAAGCCCACGAACATGCAAAGCTTGCATAGAATCTTATACCTTCTAACATGTATATAGAAATCATACATAGGTATAATAATTTTTTATGTTTATAAGAACCATAAGGCCCTTTCCAATTCATGAGGTTATCGTAATGTACAGATATATCCTTTGCGCAATCTAATATTTCTGGAATAGAAAGTAGCTCATCAAATACTTTTGATGGGTTAGCATATACATTGCGTATAACATGTGTATAAGACCTTGAATGAATAGTCTCAAAGAATGCCCATGTTTCAATTAACAACTCTACTTCAGGATTACTTGCAATTGGCAATAAAGCCAAGTCAGGCGATCTGCCCTGAACTGAGTCTAATAATATTTGTCTTTTAAGGTTTGCAGTAAAAATATGTTGTTCATTTTCTGTTAACTTATTAAAGTCAATCTTATCTTTTGTGACATCAATCTCATCAGGTGTCCAATAAAATGATAACATTTTTTCGTATAATTTTTGTAGCTGAGGATATTTAACAATATCATATCTTGCCACATCGACACCCTCATCAAAGAATAAATCTTTGTCCATGTGTCCTTTTGTGTTGATTTCGAATACAGATTTTTTCATACAGTGAATGATTCTCCACAGCCGCAACGGGCTTTTTCTTTAGGGTTATAAAATTCAAAGCCTTCATTAAGACCTTCGTATCGGTAGTCAATTTCGCAACCATCAACGTAAGCATATGATTTAGGGTCTACGAATACACGAAAGCCATCACATTCTTGTATATGGTCTTCGCCATTGGCGTAATATGAGTATTCTAAATGGTATGCTAGGCCAGAACAGCCTGTGGTTTTCACTAATACACGTAAGCTTCTAGGTGTCATTGAGTTTTCATCTTTTAATAAAACATTCAATTTCTCAACGGCGTGGTCTGTTATACTTATCATGTACCTTATTATGTATATAAAAAAAAGACCGGAGTATTGGGTGACAAGGAACTCCGGAGGAAACCTCGACTAGCATTTATGCTGCTAGTAAATAATCGTTTTGATTGCCGATTATAATTTTCATTTTATAGCCTTTGTTGGCTGACGAGTCTCAAGCGGATCTGCTACCTAATCGATGCCTTGTCTCCCCCATTAAATGAATATCCCTTGCAAGTTCTGTTCAGCTTAAAGCTTCCTAGTTTAAGATATCCATTTGGTGGAGGAGGTGGGAATTGAACCCACGTCTTAAGTGCTCCTACCTTTACCTTTACGTCGTTCTTAACTTCACTTCATTATTGAATGAATGTTATTTATGCATCATCATGTGATAGTAACTTCCAAAGAATTGCTGCGGAAATTAGACCTACCAAACCAGCATCTCCTAGCTGTGCTACGATACCAATAATTGTACCAATGACGTCACCGCCAAGAAATGGTACGCTTCCACCAAATACGATTTGTAACATGATTGCCAAACCGATCAGTGACATTGCCACCGCTGTTGCAGCTGAAACGCCGCTTGTGATTTTATCTAACATATATTCTCCTATGTCGTTTTTTAAAAAATAGTTTAACCTTGTTTCGAAGGTGACTCATCTCTTACCCCGTGTTGTGGTAAAAAGAATTCGTGTATTATATATATAAAATTTCTACGTGAACTTGTAGTCTATTATGAAATGATTCTGGTTATCCTGTTTTCCCAGAATATAGTATATATATAAAAATTTGATTTTCTAATATAGTTATATTATACCATAGTTTTCGGCAAATGTAAACAGTTAAAGCACACAAGATTCACAATAATCGTCATATTCTTGCTGTGTTTCAAAGTCATCTCTACTATATTCTAGTGTCGATTCATCTTCACTTGCCATATCATTAGTATTAAAATAATATAATTGTTTCCCACCATACTTATAAAATGTAATTAAATCTGTCATCATTTGAGACATTGGAACTTTATTGTCTTCATATTGTGCTGGATTATATGATGTATTTACAGATATTCCTTGGTCTACATATTTCTGCAATACAGCCATAATTTTTAAATAGCCATCTGGTCCATCTTGGTCCCATAACAAATCATATTTGTTTTTAAGGTTATATATCTGAGGTACAACTTGAGCCATTACACCATCTTTCGATTGTTTATATGATACTAATGCCCTTGGTGGTTCTACACCATTTGTTGCATTACCAATCTGTGCTGATGTTTCAGCTGGCATAATAGCCATTAATGTACTGTTTCTTATACCTGTTTTTTGTAATTGATTCTTTAAAGATTTCCACGGCATCCTTAGTTTTGGCTTAATTAGTTCATCAACCTCACTTTTGTAAGTGTCTATCGGCAGTATCCCGTGCCCGTATTTGGTCTCTAGTGACTTATAACAACATTCCTTCTCTTTTGCCAAATCAGCACTAGCTTTAATGAGATAATAAGACCAGGCTTCTGCATACTCATCAACCGTTTCAAGAGCTTCTTCATTATACTTCAAACCTCTTTTAGCAAGGAAATATGCAAGGTTTATTATACCAACTCCTAATGGTCTCCTATTCATTGTAGACCTTTCGGCTGCTAGAATAGGATAATTCTGATAATCTAATAATGCATCTAATGCTCTTACAGCTAGCTCACAATACTTTTCAAAATCTTTAGGGTCATTAATTAATCCCCAATTGATTGCTGATAATGTACATAAAGATATTTCACCTTTATCTGCATCGTCATAAGCTTCTAAACCATGTGAAGGTAAATCAATTTCACAACACAAATTCGATTGGTGTATCGGGGCCTGCTTCTCGATGAATGCACCATGTGTATTTGCGTGGTCTACATTTTGTAGATATATACGACCAGTTTCTTTACGTTCTGTAAGGAATTGAGAAAATACTTCTAAAGCTGGTAAAGACTTTTTACGAACCCTTGACCTTTCATATTTCTCATATAATTCTTTAAATAAATCTTGGTCTTCAAAGAATGCATCATATAATCCAGGCACATCATCAGGTGAAAAGAATGTTATT